TTTTTTTTAAAATAAAAGAAAAGAAAATCTTTTTGTGTCCAGCATAGCAAAGAAGGTAAAAGGACAAACCCTTCCTATCGCCACGGAAAACTTCCTAATCTAAGAAAGAAATCACACAATTGACTAACAAATCTAATATAATATAACTTTCTACTAACCACGTAGAACGGTGCTTTGTCGACGCAACACGTGTCATTCATTGCTTCTTGACAAAGAAGGTGAATCTTTGAACCCTCTGGACGAACCTAGGGAGGAAGAGGGGACTCACGACTTCGCCACTACCCCTAATAGTGACAGCTGTGCAGCAGCTAAGGGAAATTATCGAGTTCCAAACGGCTCATTTATTTCGTACATGAGCAATCACGCATGAGTTAGACATCATGAGGTCTATTGCTTATACTCCAAACGAGTAGTGTTAATCACCACATGCTTTCTAACCAAGCAGGGCACACGAAACTTATTTAAAGAGGAGCGTGCAAACCTCTATACCAATGTAGATTCATTGGTCTCCATAAAGTGGAGGGGACTCCCATCTATTAAAAGACAGTACTCTCCCTTAACAAAACCATCCTAACGATATACATTACTAACAGTACACATGCATATCGCACAAATTGAGTCATAATGCCTGACTCAAGGCTCCTTGTAATTTGTAAGAATGGTTTCACAGTTTTTAAGGAAAACCGTTGAAAACCTCCGAACAGGATGATCTTCCTTGCCTTGACTATCTAGCACGACAAGGAAAATGAAACACCCCAGTTTGATGGGAGTTGACACAGAATAGGAGTTACTATCTCGGCTATAGGACTCCCACAGAGAAAATATTATTGCATCTACGGCATTCATGTTGATTCCTTCAGGATGCAAATAAAAACCACCTTCCTGCACTCTGAATTTCTGGGAGTTTATCCTCTGGAGCACCTGAGAATCTATACAGATCTCAGTCTGATAACTCTCCTCAAGCCACAAGAATACTTTGATTAGTAGGGTGGTGGATATCTTCTCCTGAAATATATCTTCAAACTTCTTTAATATCTCACTTGTTATTACTTGGAAGTTTAATAGATATATTTTCAGAGCAAGCTCCATACTCTGACAACTCATGCTTCTTGTGTGTCTTTCCAATAATGTTTTCAATACGGAAGCAGACAAATTGCCAGGGAATAGACTCTCTGCAGACCTTGAAGCAACAATACTTTCACCACACATTTTCCATGTGGAACTCAAAAGTTTCTTTTTGAAAACTACGTGCCTAAAGCTCCTTGCTTTGAATGTTAGACATTCAGCATCAACAAAATTTTTGAGCTTCTGAATGGTAGTTTCTTTTGGGAAAAACCCCTGAAGCTTAACAAAATCTATCAGTTGTTGCACATTTTCCATACTCAGCTCTTTGAAATACAGAGTTAGTTTTGTATTCTTTTGAATTAACTCTGCATATCCCTGCTCCAAATAGTGTAGCAAACTCTCAAGATCCTGTGTGGAAAAATTTCCCCATCCTCCATGTGGTCCTACCACATATGGCATCCGCATTGCTGTCTGTTTTGCTAAATCACCATGTATAATGCGGAGGTTGCCCAATTCAAACCCTTGGTGCATAAAACTACTGTGGAGCGATGCACCACTTTGAGCCACTTTGTCTCCATGAGGCACACATTGAAGAAAATACTGCACACAGCCTCCAGGATAGGTATTGAGGTCAAGCACATTTCCAATTGTGCGCAATCTAACTATTATGTCCTCCACACAATATTGCCTTGTTGCTAAGGCCATCAGCGCTGCACAAATTGGGCCGACAGCATATCCATTTCCACACACAAAAACGACATTGGTTGCTACATGTCCTCCTGCCAACACATTCTTTTGGGCATCCATTATAGCTGACATAGTGTACGGCCACATTTTCCCTTCAAAGTCCTTCCAGTTGGCTGGACCTCTAACCCAATTGGACTTCTTTGCACCTGTACAGTTGACAATAATGTACCCTTCATCCCACGTGTAGTGGGCTGCAGTACGTGCTGAACAAAAACCAATGTTTGGTGCAAACCAATTCAGATCACGCTCAAAATTTGTGATCTTCTCACCTGCGTCCAATGGCGTATAGGAAATAGCTGCTTTTGCCATTTCACAAATTGTCAGGGCACTTGAATCCCCTGTTACCTTTGCAATCCATTCCTGTTCCACTTCCAAATAGGAAGGAAAGATCACAGCTCTGAAACCCCTTTCATCCAACGCCGTCTGAACATCTAAGACAAGCTTGTCATAAGCCACACGACCGTGATGGAAAGCTTCACGTATTCCTGTTTCCACATTTTCCATCATGGCCTGAGTGTCAGGACAACCTGGGGCAGGTCTTATCCAATACATGGGCTCAATGATTGAAACCCACTTGAGAGGAGCCATGTGGTATCCAAGAGCATGTCGTTTAAAACCTCTACTCAGAAAAGTTAGCTCAGACAAATCTTGAAATTGTACCTCATTAACATCCATCGATTTGTCAAGACCATTCTTAATGATTACATTGACCAGTTCTAACTCATGTGCTATATTTGGCAGAGAATACCACTGGAGATGTAATGGTACAGCAACAAGATTGTCATCTCCATAAACAGCTATGAATAGCTGATTGAAATCACTTGGTTTAACTCCTATAGCCCTGGCAGCAATATGGGGTCTTCTTAACAATGATATAAAGGCATATCGCATATAAAACTCATTGAGGAGAGAATTGAAGATGACCGTTAGTGCAAATCCTGATGGCATGCCCCCAACCAACCTAAACACTTTATCCTCGCACAGTGTGTAATGACAAGATGCCATCATTAAAAGTGCATGTCGAGCATTGGAATCAGGACTGCCAGGCTTTGATCCGTAGTATTCATCCACCAAATCACAAAACCACTGAAAAGCAAAAACAGGTGCTCTTCCATCAAAGCTGGAATAATCAGCTGAAAATCCCACGTCTGACACAGCTCTAAACCCATTTGCCAACAATGTCCACTCAGAACTTGTAGGATCAATACCAACTTTGCATGGTATAGCATTGTGCAAAGCCATCAATGTGGCTGAGAAATCAAGAAAATACTTCCTGACCAACATGTTGTAATGGAAAGGAAGTATCTCAAAGAGCCTGGTCTTTCTCTTGCCATAGATTTTCTCAAGTGGGAGGCGTTCATCTTTGGCGCATTGGGTGGTGACCAGATCCACATGGATGCCTTTCCTAATCTGCACATCTAGCTCTTCCCATGCTTCAAATACAGGAGTGTCTCTTTTGAGTTCCACTCTCTCTCCTTCGCCAGTGGATTGCACAAATTCTCTCTTGTTCATCCCCATCCCCATCTTGTTGAAGGGATATCCGCAAGATGTGCTCAGCTCCATGCCATCATAGTAATCACATCCATCTATTCCATTGAGCACTACATCCTCATCCCTTTCACATGGACGTCCCCCAGGGATCTTCTGGCTACGCATGATAGGTAGCAGCGAGCACTTGAGATTTTCGAATGCTAGTTTGGCAATGTCATCATCAAATCCACAAGCTGTTTCATTGTATTTCATTACCCCAGCCACATAGGGGTCAAAACCATCACCTCTTTTGTCATGAACTGTTAGAATGGATGGTGCTGTCTCTGCAGGTCCGAATGCTTCAAACAATTGGCTTTTCCGCAGAGTGGTCTTGTGGGGAACTGTGGCGGCCAACTCCTGTGGAACTGTTCCAAGGTAGTACACTTGGTTTTCCTCAAAAAGCTGTGTTTCTCTGCTTCTAATTGACTTCAGAATATCACAGCGTACCATTGCTGCTTTGACCGGCCCAGTTGGCAAATCCTCTAGTTGTTCCCTGTAGATAGCTGTAGCATTTGAAGAGATAAATCCACGTTCAGCTGCTACGCCATCATATGATGCACAGTGGATGCCAACGATCACAGGTTGCTTATTCTGAACACTTGGTAACAGTAGCAACGTGCCACAGTCACCATTTTCCCCATTTATGTGGTATTCATAAGATTGTTGAGAGCAAATCTTAAAACTGGAGGAGTTCAGTTCATATTCCACTTTAACTGTGTATCCCTTTGACATCATCACTGGCATCTTGAGAAACTCTAAATTGCCAAGACGTGGATCTGTAGACGCAACAGCTCTACAGCACAATCCTTGTGAGCCCTTTGTGAAGCACACCTCATCCCTTCTTGGGAAGTGTTTACGGATGTCAGGCTTTGGACCATCTGGATCACCAACGCGCAACAGAATGATGTCTTGGCCCTCAATAATCCTTGATTCTCTGGCGTTGTATTGAACTTTAGATCGAGAATTGGCATGGATGATTGTAAATGGAGTACCATCTCGAGCATTGTGGAATGCATGAGCTACGGTCATTATCCAACCAGAACACACGTAGGTGCCTCTAAAGTACACTCCTTCACCAAGTCTTAACACCACCAAATTTTTCTTGAGGCTCTGATTTACAAATCCATCTTCAGCAGCCCAATCTTGTGCCAATGATTGAGAACTTTGACCAACGAGAAGATTTCTGAGCTTATTACCCTTGTTCTTCTTACTGGATATACTGTTGGATTCATTGGTCACACCTCCTCTGCCCGATGCATTGGGGAAAGAGTTACTCTGCCAGCACGCCAAAAATGCTGTAATGCCTCCAAAAACTCCATTAAGAGCCATTATAATCAGACCTGCTTTGATGAGCAATCTCAGTGCATAGGGAAGGCTCCACCATGTATCCTTGATATATTCAACGATTTTATGGTAGCAAATTTTGATCCATGATTCCTTTGGCTCTTTTGATACTTTGTTGCACCAGTATCTCACAAATGCTGTATATAAAAACTGAACAAAGGGTGGCATCTGCTCGATACATATGAGGGTGTCAACATCTGCATCAATGCAAGAATGTGCAAATCCAGTCCTCATCTCTGTCTGCACTGCTAGTTTCTTCTCAGAGATGGTTGATGCATAAATGAAACTCTTAAAGTGCATTATATAGTCATCAGGAATGTTTTGTACCAACCATCGATACTGTTCAGCATCTGCTCCTCTATACAACATGTTGACTCTCCATTTGTTGAAAATCTCTTTATGTTCATCATCAAGAGAATCATACATGGCCTGCTTATGATGGTCATGAGGAAAAAGTTCCTCAGGGTCCAAACTGCCCTGGTATGCATATTTCAATGCCTCTACCGTGAGCTCTCTTGCATAGATCACTCTATCATTTTCACTCACAACAGTGGGCACCAATATTGGTTCATCTTGCTTGGTGCGCAATCTAGCCCCATCCACAGACGCTATCACATCATCTGCAGAAACTTGAACCTGAGCTATCTTAGGACTTATGCCAGATTCAGCTTCAAACAATTGCTTTGATACTTCTGCATGTACCTGACATTTGGCTACCACATACTCCAAAAGATCACTATAGGTCAAATTCCTGTGAGTGATAGCATGAGGTCTTCTGCTCTCCACTATGTTAAATCTGAGATGTCCCGTAGGATCTTCAGTGGAAAACTCGCCCTCCTTCATACACTCCACCAGGATGTCCCTTCTCCGCTCAAAAGCATCTGGATATGTAAGACCACATTGGGCAGGAGCTGAGATCAGATTGGATGTGGCAAATATATACTTGGAGGTGAAATGCCTGCCTTTGTCCTCAACTGCGGCCATTGGTAAGGGTGCTGGTTGTGTTGATTTGATATCAATCAGATCTTTAATATCTTGGCACTGCCCAGCCCCATCTCGCAATGCTCCCATGTCATCCATCAGGATAGCAGTTTGGTGAGCATAGTTGGACCAATATGCATCCCTCTTACTTACTGCATATAGCCGATTGAGTTTTGGCTCACCCATTCTGTCCAACACATCATTAATAAATAAGCGCATGGATGTAGATTTACCACACCCACTGGACCCGAACCATTGTACCATAAAAGGTTCAATACGATACTGGCCCACGCCCATGTGCCTACAACTTTCAGCATAAACTTTTTCTAACTGCGCAATGGCAGCACTAACCCTGTGGCTCATGAAGGCCGCAACTGGATGGGTTGCAATGTAAGCTGAGATCTTGAGAGCTTCTTCCCTCAGATGGTTCAATTTGGTAGGGAAAGCCTTATTGGCAAAGTTCTCAAGGCGCGTTGCAGGATCACACACTGCATCAACCTCCTGCATCCACTCGAACAGATCAGTGGACAGCGTTGCACTTATAGCTGACAACACAGGATTTTTGAATCCAAAGGTGCCGACTATTATTTCAAGAACCCATGAGAAAGCCTGGGAGGTGCAATCTTTCATATTACGGTAAAGAGTGAATAGTTGATTGCACTGCTGAGCACCACTTCCTGTCGAATAGAGAATTTTGGACAATGGGTTGCTCAAGCCATTTGGTCTACCAGGCACTGCAATGAACACCAACGTCGAAATCCCAAAAGCCAATATTGTGGACATCAACTGAGACGTTGGTGTATGTGAAACTGATTCCCCAGGAAGCATACTAGCTTGGGCCACCATGGTGAATCGTTCGGCCCATTTTGGAAACCAATCTAAATTGTATAGACTTGAAAACATGTTTCCGACTATCAAAAAGATATTTTTGACAGTGTTAGAAACACCCTCAACAATATCACTAGGACAAACAAATAGAAGCACTAACAATGTTATAGCAAATACAAGAAAACCATATACAACTATATCTACATCTTCACTTTTATTTAACACCCAAGCAAATCCTAATTTAACTTTATTGGACAAACTCTCAAACAATTTTAAAACCATATCCTTGATAGATTTGTACATTGTGGACAAGAAAGAGTACGCTTTAAGAAATGGATCTATAAGTGCACCAATTTTGTCCAAAACTTTATTAAGTGAACTACAAGTGGCCACAAAAGATGTGGACACATCAGTCACAGATGGTTTCAGATCCTCAAGATGATCTGAAATCTTCTGTGACATAGTGGTAATATTACTAACCGCTTTTGAAAATTTGGAAATAGAATTTGAAAGTTCACCAAAGAATGAAGTGGTGGAAGAAGAACTGGCGTCATCAACACCAGCAACCTTGGAGAACATCTTTGAAAAAGCCATTGGAAAATTGAGGAGTTTAAATAATGGTCGAGTAAGAAGAGAAGAAGATGTTGGAAAAGTTTACAAGAATCAAATATCAATTAACAGAGGCGTAGTCTGTGAACAACGACGTAGGTTGCAATCTTGATATATAATTCTTT